ATTTCAGGATATAATGCACAATATATTGCATTTCATACACACGAAGGAGCGGTATCATCAGGAGAACGTATGAGAATAACAAGCGGTGGTTTTACTAAAATAAGTAATTCAGGAAGCTATGGTAATGTAAGTGGAAATTATCACGAAATTAGAAGTAATGCAGGTACAAATGCAATAATTATTTCTAATACAAATGCATCGCCATATATTGCTAATTTTAATATGAGTGGAACTCCAAATAATAATTCAATACATTTTCTTTATTGTGAAGATAGTACTGCATTAAGAATTAATTTATTATCAAATGGAGGTATAGCTAACTATCAAGCAAATAATACTAATCTATCAGACATAAGAACTAAAAAAGATATTACTCCTTTAGAGTCATATTGGGATAAGTTTAAAGCTATTGAGATGGTTAAGTTTAAATACAAAGACCAAACTCACGATGATTTTAATATTGGTGTAATTGCTCAACAAGTTGAAAAAGTAGCACCTGAATTTATTGATGTAGACGGGTTTGGAGAAACACCAAAAGACGGAGTTCCTTTAAAATCTGTATATACTGCTGACTTGCATCACGCAACAATTAAGGTACTACAAGAAGCTATGGATAAAATTGAAGATTTACAAAATCAATTAGACACATTAAAAAACAAATAAAATGGCATTAGAAACAAAATGGGTAGTATCCCAATTAGACACCGCACCAAGCGAAGATGGTTTAACCGATGTAGTTAAGACAGTACACTATCGTTATCAAGGGCAAGACGAGCAATATTTTGCAGAAGTTTACGGAACAATGGCTTGTGCTACACCTTCGGCAACCGACTTTACTGCTTATGCAGATTTAACTTATTCTAAAGTAGTTGAATGGTTAGCAGATGGCTTAGATGACCACGCTTTAGATAGTAACCTTGAGGCGCAAATCGAAAACCAAAAAAACCCACCGATTGTAAATTTGCCTCTACCATTTTCAAATCCTTAATATATCTTTACAAATAAAAACAACAAACTATGAAGTACAAACAACTACTACAATTAGTAAGCAGCATCAATGTCGTAATCGGCAACCAAGAAACAAAAGTTCAAAAGAAGCTTTTTAAAATCTACGAGAAGATTAAGAAGCATCACGAGGACTACCAAGCCGAAGTTGAAATTTTGCGATTAGACAACGCACAGACCGATGACAAAGATTGCTTACTATTAGATGACAAAGGAAATTACAAGTACTCAAAGGAAGGTATCAAGAAGCTGACAAAAGATATTGATGCGCTAAATGATAAAGTATTTGACTTTCAAATAATTAACGTAGTTAATCCAGAAGGCTTAACCGACTTCAATTTCTTAGAAGATTGGACAACGGGCATAGAATTTAACAAACAAGAAGAAGAAGAATTATAATGGCAAATAACCACCAAGCAGACCAATCAACAATCGTTAGCGTAGTAAGTGCTATTTTAAGCCTTACTTCTATTCAACCACTATTCACATTGTTGGCGAGTTTGGTGGCTATTGTTTCTGGTGTAATGGCTATTAGATACTATTACAAAATGACCAAAAAGCTTAAATGAGATTAATACTATTAGCTTTATTATTGACATCTTGCGCTTCAGTTAAGAAGTTTGAAAAGAGATTTGATAGCACGGGGACAACTAAGATTGACTCCGTGCATCTTACTTTTTATGATAGCGTTACCAAGATTATAGAAAAGGAGCAGGTATTTACTAAGACCATTACAATCTACGATACAGTGCGCATCTCAAAGGATAGCGTTATTGTAGTGCCAAAGGTCGTAACTAAATGGGTGTACGAAACAAAAGAGAAGGAAACTAATAACAACCTGACTAAAAAAGATACAATAGCGTTTAATCGCACGGAAAGTACTCAAATTTCGATTGTAGATAAAAACAAGGTAACTACTCAGAATAACTTTTGGAAGGCTCTAATAGGGCTAATAATAGCCATTGTATTAATTTTAGCTTATTGGAATAGATTATGGAAGTAAACAAAGCAGGTCGTGACCTTATAAAGAAGTTCGAGGGGTGTAAGCTAAAGGCTTATAAATGCCCTGCTGGTTTATGGACTATTTCGTGGGGTTTGACTTTTTACCCTGACGGAACAAAGGTTAAGGAAGGCGATGTTATTACGCAGCAACAAGCTGAAGATTATTTTAACGCTATTGTAGATGACTTTGCTAAAAAGGTAGATGCGTTAATTAAGTCAAATGTGAGCGACAACAATTTTTCTGCATTAGTTTCGTTTGCTTATAATGTGGGTATGGGCAACTTTCAAAGAAGCACTTTGCTTAGAAAGGTAAATGCTAACCCTAAAGACAAAACTATTTTGGCTGAATTTAAAAAGTGGACAAGGGCAAATGGAGAGGTGCTTAAAGGTTTAGTGAGGCGGAGAGATGCCGAAGCAAAACTATATGAGCAACTTTAGAACTATATTAGTAAACTTACTATCCGACGAAAGCAATAGCATAAGCCATAAACGAGTAGTGGCTATGCTTGGTAGCTTATGTCTTTTTATATCATTGTTCTTAAACATAATATTGAAGATTAACCCAAGCGACAAGTTAGTAGATGCGGTATTGTATTTAACGCTTTTTGCTATGGGTTACACTACAATAGATAAATTCAGCAAAAAATAAATAATGCTAAAATCAAAACGCAAACGACTTTACTTTGATATTGAGGTAAGCCCAAACATCGGTTTCTTTTGGACTTCTGGATATAAACTAAACATAACAACCGAAAGCATAATTAAGGAACGAGCAATTATTTGTATATGCTACAAGTGGGAAGATGATAAAGAAGTTTATGCTTTACAGTGGGATAGTAAACAATGCGACAAAAGAATGTTGCAAAAGTTTATTGAGGTAGCAAACACGGCTTCAGAAATTATAGGTCACAATGGCGACAAGTTCGATATGGCTTGGGTTAGAACAAGATGCCTTTTGCACGGCATAACAATGTTCCCGTCTTACACAACTATTGACACGCTAAAGGTAGCAAGGTCAAAGTTTAGATTTAATAGCAACAAGCTTAATTATATAGCTGACTACTTAGGCATTGGCACTAAAATCAAAACCGAGTATAGCTTATGGAAAGACATTGTCTTGCATAAAGACAAAGTGGCGATGGCTAAAATGATTAAGTACTGCCAAAAAGATGTAGTGTTATTAGAGCAAGTATTTAACGCACTTAAAAACCACATCGAACCTAAGACACATTACGGAGTTATATTTGGAGCTGATAGAGGTAGCTGCCCTGAATGTGGTAGCGATGAGTTAATTATTGCTAACAGGAGAACAAGCTCAACAGGAGTTAAAAAGGTACAACTACAATGTAAAACTTGTTATAAAATGCACACCAAAACAGACAGATAATGAGTGACAGTAAAATATTAGCAGCCGTAATAGAAGATATGCGTAGACGTGAACTTGTAGGGAAATCAAAGTACGGAACTACAATGGACAGAACTGATTTAAACACAGGTCAATGGATAACGCATCTAAAGGAAGAGCTGGAAGATGCCCTGCTTTATTTAACCAAACTTGAACAAATACACAATGCGCCTCAAGAAGATATTTAGCTTCGGCAATATTTTAGACCGAGATACCTACGAGCAATTAAGGGAATTAGATTACAAGAACCCTAACTTTAAGGGTTGTGCTGACGAGTTCCAATTCAATCGTGAATGGTGGGTTATGCTTGACCAAGGCGAGATAGTAGCTTACTGCGGTTCTATTTACTCTAAAGGCATTTGCATATTTAATCGTGCGTGGGTTAAGAAATCACATAGAGGACAAGGCATACAAAGGCGAATGATTAAGACCAGGTTAAAGGCTGCATCTACCTTTTGCCATATAGCTATTACATACACAACCTTAGATAACTTCCCAAGTGCTAATAACCTTATCTCGTGTGGGTTTAGGCTTTACTTACCCGAATATTCATACGGGGGTTACGATAAACTTTACTTCCAGAAGTTGCTATAATGTTTCACTTTAGTACAACAAAAGGTAGTAATA